CGCGCCGTGTAGCGGTTACCTTGATACCAAACGAATCTTTGCCGGCCTCGCCTACCTCCTCCTCGTTGAAGCTTTCGAGGAGACCGGACGCGCGGACCAAGGCGAGCGCGGCGTCCCCGTAGATCGCCGGTCTGCCGTTGATGACTGCCGTGTTTTGGAGCGCGGCCATCGGCGTGAGCCCGAGCTCTGCCCCGAGCTGAATCGCAACGAGAACCGCCTCCGGTTTCTCCATGCCGCGCGGAGCGAATCCGCTGGCGACGATTGCGTTGGCGAATCTGAAGGCGTCCTCTAGCGATGCCAGCTTCACTCCTTGCGCGCCGTAGTTGATGAGAGGCTTTGGGGCTGAGGTCGTGACGGTCTTGGGCGTCTCGACTACGGCGGTTGATGTGACTGTGGGTGTTTCTGCTGTGTTCATTTTTTACGAATCGCTGACTGTTGTTGTGTTGTTTTGCTGCCCGTCGCGGTTGTGTTCCCGCGACGGGCTTTTGCTTTTAGAAGGAGACGTCACCCTCGTCGATGTTTGCGACGGGAGCGGTAGGAACTGCGGCACCTGCAATGGTCCCGCGCTTTTGGTGAATGAGGGTCCGCGCCGCGTTGCGCAGCAGCACGTCCTCGGCGCGAGGCGGGAACGGTTTCCCATTATTCCCGATGCGCGGCTCCGGCTCCTGCGCATACCATGCCACTGAGCGGTCGCCCAGCGACGAGAGCGCCACGCCCTTGTTTTTGCCGAAATGCACCTGCACGTTCCCAGCGTCGACGATGATTTCGGTGGGCAGCGGCACCTCGTCGGAGCGAGGAGCGGCAGGCTTTGCAGCCGGTGCGCCCGATGCGAATGGGCGAGCCTCGAGAGCTTCGCGGATGCGGATTAGTTCTGCGTGGATAAGTTCGAGGCTCATGGCGCGGCCTCCACGAGCTTCAGCCCGAGCTTCGCGGCTGCGTCTTGCAATTGCAGGAGCTCGCGAGCCTTCTCGTCGCCCTGTGCTTTGATCTGCGCCTTGGTCATTTCGACCACTGCTTCAAGCGTCTCGGCCTGCGCGCACTCCCAGCGCCACGCCCCTCGGTTGAGGATGTCGCCGAAAGTGATCTGGTAATCCCAGCTTTCTTTGATCGCGTTCGGTTTGATTGTCACTCGTCGCGAGATCGTAATCTCGGCTTTGCCGCTTGTCATGGTCCGCAGGTCTTGCGCGGCCCAGAGCATTTCCTGTTCTGTTTCGTTGTCGTTGTCGTTCATTGTCGTGTTGTCGTGTGTTGTGTTGCTGATTAGTGACCGCGTATTTTCGCACGCCCACGGTCGGGCTCGTTGGCCTTGGCAATCGGGTGGCTCCGAAAGTTATTTGGTGAGCCTCGCGACCTTGTCGCCGTAGGCTACCGTCGCGGGCTTCGCTGCCCCGCGCGGCCCACCATTGTGAATCCTCGCCAGCGTGACCACGTCGCCCGCCGCCCACGCTGCGGGAGCGTAGCGTTGGAGGTAGGCGCTGACTACCCGCTTTGAGTAATCGAGATCCGCCACGCGGCTGTAATCGCCCGCCACGCGGCTGTCTGCGTGGTAGGCTCTGTGAATCTGAAGCGGCCCGAGCGCGCGGCCTTGGTCGCCGATGATTGCGCCCGTGCGCCCGCCTGTCTCCACGACGTGCAGGGCGCGAAAGAACGAGGCGGGTGGCGCGGCTTGCGCGGTGGCGCAGAGCGCGAGGAGTAGGAGCGTGGATTTCATTTCGTGAGCTTTGAGGCGTTGCGTTTCGCTTGGGCGATCTGCTTCGCCGTGCATCCCGCGCCGATAGACTCGGCGAGAGCGATTGCGCGGTCGGCGCGTGCTTGGTCGGGCGCGAGGATCGCAAGGACCAGAGCGTTTGTAAGAGCATCGGTGGTGCTCATGCGGCACCTCCGACGGTGACCGGCGCTCCGACTTGGCAAACCTTGCCAGCTTCGTTTTTCCAGATCGACACCTCGACAAGCGAGCCATCTGGCATCCGAATCGTTTGGACCTCTGCGATTCTTGGTCCGCTTTGGAACGCGTTACGGTGCAAAACCTCGCGAGTAGAAACGAGGACGGGAAGGGCGGTATCGGTTTTCATTTTGTTATGTTGCGAGCCTCGGGGTTATTTCCCTCCGGTCTGGCACCGGAAAACCCCGCGCCTCCGAAGAGGTAGCGGGGTGGTTTGCGGGGCGAGGTTTACTCAGCCCATCTCGGCCATCCGAGCCATTCCGTCGTTGTATTCCCGCTCTTGCTCTGGCGTGGCGTAGAATCCACAGAAGCCACCGGTTGAGCTGTCATCCATCACGCTCGCGGTGTGAATGAATCGGGTTCCTTCTGGCGCGTTGGCTTTAAGGGCTTCGAGGCTCTTGGCGTTCTTCATTTGGGTCTTCATTTTGTTTTTTGTGTTTTTCGTCTCGGGGTTAATTCCCTCCGACGTGCACACTCAATCCGAACACCCCGCCCGCGTAAAGCTCAATTGCGTATTTTGTCCTGCTGCTTCCCTAAGCCGTTGCAGTTGCGCTACTTAAAACGAATCAAATGTTGGCGACGGATGCGGAATCTGGGCAAAAGAAAGCCCGCGAAACGGTAAATCCGCTCGCGGGCTTGCGGTTAGCCTCAGCCCTCACCGCCGCATGGTGATGCGAGGAGAGCGGATTGCGGGCGCGGTGGCAAGGGTGTAATTGCGCGGCCCATACTTTGTATCCGCTTTGCTCATACGTCGAGCGCGTCCGAGAACAAAGCGCCGCCGAAATCTGACACCATCGGCTCGGCCTTCGCTGCGCGGTAGAAATTCGCCATCGTGTCCGCATCGAGCGCCGCGCTTGAGAAGTATCGGTCGAAGGCGTCGCCCGTGACGCGCAGCTTTGCGATCCACGGCGTCAACGGGTCTTTGCCGCCGTGCGCCGCCGCCGAGTCGACGAAGAGTGAGAACAGCCCAACGGCCTCGCGCGTCATCCGGTCCACGCGATAGGTGATGAGCCGCGTGTAGTTACCCTGTGCGCCAGAGCGGAGCGTGAATGTTTTTTGAAAGGCCATGTTAGTTGTATTCGGTGAAGCGTGCCGAGAGTCGAAGGTTGCCCGAGGCAAGCGTCCCGCCGTCGTTGCGGTAGATTTTTATGACCGCAGTTGTCGATGTTGAGCCTGCGGCCTGCGAGTCATAGAAACCCTGATAGAGCACGTCCTCGACCGCGACCAGACCGTCATCGGGCTTCGTGTTGAATCCGCGATTTGTGAGTGAGATGCTCAGGTCGTAAGTCGTAGCCCCGCCCGTAATCGCGAACACGTCGTTGATTTCATAGACGACATTGATCTGTCGCGTGGATGAGCCTGAACCGGTTTTGATTCCGGTGGTGGTTACGTCGGTTGTATTTTGTGCGGAGATGGTTCCAGTCCCGATTGACGCTGCCGTGTTTGCGTTCCCAAGACTGGCATACGGTGACGCAACTCCGGATCGGTTCACGGCCCTAATGCGTATGTATCCAGCGGGCGCGCTTAGGCTGTAAAGAAATGTCTCTGTGTCCCGTGTTGTGACAAAGGAATTTGCACCATCATTAGGAGTCCATGAGTAATCCGTTGCCGCGTCGCTGTTCGTTGTCGTCGCTTTGATTTCGTAGTAAGCGAAATCGGATTCAGTGTTTGATGCCCATCCGATTCGAGTGCCAATTAGGAATACGGTGGTTGCGGGAAAGTATTTTGGCTTTACGCCGTCGCCGCTGAATGTTCCGCCGGTAGGTGTAGCCGGTGACGTTGTATTGCTCGGCGCAGTCAGACCAAGCACCGACGATACCGTTGAGAGCCTACCTGAGAACGAAATCCCGCGCGTCGCGAATTGGTAGCCAACGCCCGCAGAGAGGTCGTCAATCGACACCGCGTAGGAAACCGATGACGTAATTTGATTTGCTATGATAAAATCGCTTGCGCCTGTGCGCCGATAGAGCACGTCGAGAGAGACCGCGCCAGACGGCAGCGGAGGCGCAGTGAGAGAGATGCTGGCAAATGATCCCCCGTCGCTCGACAGATAAAACGTCGCGCTGATGAGCGTAGGCGCAGCGGGTGTGTTCGGTGCGGTCGGGTCGATAGGCCCAGCGGTGATGACCGATGGCGTCGCTTGGACGTAGTTGGTAAACCCTGACACGTTCTCCACGGTGTCGTAAGCGTTCAGCCAGTAGTAATACGTCGTACCGATGTCCACGTCGGTGTCCACGAAGCGCGACGCGCGGACCTCGGCGATCTTGTTCGTGTTGGCGTTCGCTGGCGTGACCGCCGTGGTGTTGCGATAAATGCCATATTCCGAAAAGTCGGGCTCGGTGTTGTCGTTCCAGTCGAGGGAGACCGCGCGGCCCGTGCCGACTACAGCGGTGAGGCCGGTGGGGATGCTTGGGGCGGTGGTGTCTTTGGCGACGGTGATCGTTCCGCTGAGGTAGCTCGTAGAAATGCGGAAATAGCTTTCGCCGTAAATTCGCACGTTGTAGTTCGTGCCGATCTTCACGTCCGAGCTGATGAAGTCCTCGGTCTGCGCCCCTTCGAGGCGGCTCCATGTCAAATAGGTCGTGCTCGTGCTCGGCTTGTATTCGATGACGACGGCGCCGCCAGACTCAATGAAGCCGACGGCTGGCGGAGTCCACGCGACCCTGATGCGCGGCATGACTGAGCCGTCTAACTGGATGAACTGCGTCGTGCCGTCCGCAGTCAGAGAGAGATTCGTCGGAGCCGAGATTGAAAACGGGTCCGGCAGCGTCGTGTTGAGCGCGCCTGCCGTGTAGATTTCATCCGTGACATTCCACGAATAGACCGACGAGTCGGTTTCGCGCAGCGTCATGTCCACGAATACCTCGGGAGGATTGCCGCCGCTCGCGAAGTTCCACTCCATGACCTCGAAGACCTTGGAGGAAAACCCGAGCTTCGAGTTGGTAATCATCACCGTATCGCCCGCACGCACTTGCATCGCCTCTAGTCGGAAGCGCGCCGACATCGTGATTTCCTCGCGAGCGCGGCGAAGCTCGATGACCGCAAGGCGCTGCGCGCACGACGAGGAAGTCGTGAACGGCAGCACCACGTCGCGGAAAAAGACGATGCCATTGTCGTCGGAAACATAGGTGGCATCCGTGATCGTCGGGAAGTCCGTCACCTGCCAGTTGTTGATCTCGCTGAGGTAAACGCCCTTCACCGAGTTCACGCGGTCGCGCGCGCTCGTGCGCGTCTGCACGCTGATCGGCCCCACAAAATGCTTCTCGCTGAACGTCACGGTCGGGATGCGATAGGCGGCAGCGTAAGGCGCGATCTTGCCGCCGGTGTAGGCGATCAGTCCACCCATCGCCGAAAGCAACTTGCCGATGTTCTCGTCGGGCGACGCGCTGGTCGAGACGACGCCGTTTGCCTCGTATCGGTTTTCCTCGGTCGGCGTTGGCGTCGTCACCGGCTTTATCTCGACGTTCTCGTCGCAGATGTTTGCCGCCGCCTGAAACGCCGTGTCGTCCATCTCCGCAGTCGTCATCCCCATGCCGAGCGAGGTGGTGAGGTAATCACGCAAGCAGAGCGCGGCGTTGGCCGAATAGACCGTCTGAGAGTTGCGCGGGTCGAAGACCTTTCTGCCGCGCACGACGGCGCTGATGTTCGGTATGCCGCTCGGGTATTTCTCCGCGTCCCATGTCAGTCTAACGTAGAGGTACGCGATGCCAGACAGCTTGTGATCTGATGTCCACTTGCCGTCTGTGAGATTGACGGTGGCATTGATCAAATCTTGGTCCGCTGTGTCATTCGGCACTCCGCGCTTTTTATTGATAAGCGCCACGCCCGCGTAAAATCCGGTCGGCTCATTCCCTGTCAACGGCACCTCGTCATCGTTGAAATAAATCGTGTCGATTGCCTCGACCTCGTGGCCCGCCAGAGCGACGACGAGGTGGAGGTATTCGTTCTTCGTGCCAGTCGTCGAAATGTAAACGATGGTCCCGCTGACGCGGCAACGGCCGTAAATTATTGACCGCGCCGCGATCGGAGAACGAACCATTTGCCCGCGCTCCGAGAGTGACGAGTCGGAGAAGCTCGGCATCTTGGGCGCGAGTAGTTTCGACGCGGCCATTGACGCGGCGGTGACGGCGATGAATTGCACCGTGGCCGCGACCATCGCCAGAGCCTGCGACGTAATGTAAAACCCAGCCGCCTTAAACGCGGAAGCGATAGCGGATGCGATCAATACTTGTGGCATGGTTAAAATCTCCAGACTCTAGCGTTCGGGAATGTCACGAATTGCAGTCCGTCGCGAGCGAGGAAAGCCGCGACGCTGCCGACGCAGATGCCCAGCGCGACACCGTCGCCGCCGTCCTGCGCCACGAGATCGCCCCGACGAGCAAGCGCGGTCGCGATCTTCATCCCTCCCGCTTCATCGACAAGGCGCTCGATTCCGCCGCCTCGATTGAGTGCTCGATGCGCCGAGAGCGCGCTTGCGTATTGCCCGCGCCATTGCGCGGCGATGTCGTGGCCGGTTGCGATCTGCACCCAGTCTGCCGCAAAGAGGCAGCAATCGTTGGAGCCCCACGCGAAAGCCTCGTGACGCTTGCGCTCGATGTAAGCCGTGAGCAGGTCCGGCCAGTTATTGCAGCGCGTGGCCATGTTCACTCGTAGCCGGTGCGCTCGCTCTCACCGCCGCCTTCGTTCACCGGCGCGACGAGCTTGGCGTTGCCCCAGTAGATTTGCTTTTCTTGAATCGCCGTGACGAACTCCAGTCCCTTGTCGGACGGGAATAGGTTCTTCTGCTCTTGGTCGGTGTAGCGCACTTCACGCGGTCGGCGGAAGTCCACGAGCTTGTTCTCGGCGCTCATGCCGATGGTTGCGTTTTGCCCGTCGTCGTTGATGCTCATCACGTCCATGCGCCCCGAGAAGATCGTGACCGGCGACGACACGAGTGCGCCGCTTGCCTGAAGCGCACCAAACAAAACCGAGCACTCTCGTCCTTGATAATTTTCGGTCAGCGCAACGGCCAGCATCGCCGTGGGAACGCCCGATAGCTGCATGGAAATGCCGCGCGCCGCGAGGTCCGTCGTCTCCTCAACCGGCGAGATCGAGCCGAGCGTTCCTATTCCGAGATATGCCGTGCTGCCGACCGTGATCGTTCCGTAGCCGGTCCAGATGTGCACCGGCGTCGCGAAGGATAGCGAAGCGAGCAGAATCGGCGAGAGCTGTGATGCGCTCACCTCGGTGACCATGTCGTTTGTCAGTCCGCGTCCTGCCGTGGTGATGCTCATGTTTCGACGTCCTCGACGATTGAAAAGCTGATGCCGTAAACGCTCGCCAGTTCTATCGACCACTCCGTCGTCGGCTGCGCGAGGCGGAAAACGCCTTTTGCGTTCGTCTTCACGATTGCCGTCGTGGCTGCGTAACTTTTGCGCAGCACCGGAAAGACATCCACGATCAATCCGCCGCCATCGGCTTTGATAACCTTGTAAAGCGAGGTGGAGATTTGCAGCCAGTCGCCGACCGCAAACACGCCCGAGCCGCCGGTGTTGATCATCGTCAGCGTCGTGCTGTTCGCCGTCGCGCTTGAGACCGTAAGCGTGCCGGTAATTGCGCCGCGCGGCAGCGGGTTCGCGTAGTCTTGAAAGTTAAACGTGCCGCGCTGCGCCGACAGCAAGAAGGCCAGCATCGTCTCGGCATCCGCGCGAGTCATCGGCGGGCAATCAACCGAGCCGAGCCACGCTTGGCCAGCGTGGTTGTATTGCTGCGTCTGCAAGGTGAAGGGCGACGTGTTGCGCGACACCGACGAGACGCCCGTGAGCGACAAGCGCGAGAGGTTAAACGGATCAGGCGGCGTGAGTGGGTAGGTGATAGCCATGACGTTTAAGCGAACGCTGCACGGTAGCCGCCCCCGCGCCGCACCATGTCGGGAATCTCGGCCTTGAGCCGCCGCCGCTCTTGTTCAAGGATCGGCACCAGCTCGGCGCGCGAGACGCCTGCGGCGATGTTGTAGTTGACCGTGACGCCGCCCGAGCCCCCGCCGCTGCTGCCCATGGCGCCGTTCGGCACGATGCTGCCCGAGGAGCTGGGAACGAATAGCTCGGGGCCTTTTTCGCCGACGACGTAGGGGGAACCGGCGTTGACGGGTCCGCCCATTGCGCGAGCGCCGAAGCCCTTGAGGATTGCACCGCTGATGCCCGCCGCCAGCGGAGCGGTCACGGTCTGCTGAAACACCATCCGCATCAAATCCATCCCGAGCGACCGGATAACTTCGCCGAGCTTTTGCCCGCTGAAAATTGCGTCCTCGAAGCCGCTTGCGATCATGCTGCCCGCGTTGCGTGCGATAATCTGAAGGTCGGTTTCAATGACCTTACGCTTGGCGAGGAGTTCGTTGTATTCTTTCGCCGATAATTTCAGCAACTCCATGCTCGCGATGTCTTCACTAGTAGCTGATGTGACATCGAACTTAACAAGCTTGGTCCCTAAAGTAGATTTCAGTTCAGCAATAATTTCAGCATACCGATTTATTTCTTCATTAAGTTTCGCCTGCTGTTGAATTTCAGTGAGCTGCGATTCGAGATATGATTCTTGTGTTTTATCAACTTGTCTCAGTGCTTCGTTCACCGAATTAAAGGAATCACGCGCCGTTTCGGCCTGCGATGCTGTTAAGTCAGCCACCCTTTGTCTCCTCTCTGCATTTTTGATTAAATCAACAGACGGGTCGGATGCTGCGATTTCCCTGTTCACAGAAGAAATTTTACGCGCGATTGCTGAAAACTTTTCGCCTGTCGTTGCGCCAATTAAATCAATGGAGTCGTTAGTCTCTTGCAGCTTCTCCTTGAATTTATCCAGCTCGGGACTTAATCGCTCAACGCGAATCGCAAAAGCCTTTGCTCCGTTTTCTCCACCGTTGAACGCGCCTGCTAGTTCCGCAGCCGCTTTCGCTGCTCCGAATTGCAATTTCTGCGCGGCTTTGTCTGCAAAGTCCGTCGCAATCGTCAGCTTGTCGAGGTCTTCGGATGTGAGCCCGAGTTTCTTCGCGTTCTTCTCCGCGTCTTCAAGAAACGCGTCGAGTCGCTTGATTCCTCCGATGGCCGCGCTGAAACCGAAAAACGTGGCGAATC